TGTGTTCGATTCTGCCTGTGTGACAAAAGCATCTAAGAGAACCATAAACTGCCGAACCTCAACACTTGTAGCTGGATGTGCTAACTCTCCATCCACGATCAAACTCGTATCAGTAGGAAACTTCTGCGCCAATCCGTTGGCTGTCCAATTGATTTGCAACTGCTTTGCCAACCAATAGAGTTGGACATAAGCGTTAGCAGCTAATCGTTCTTCTGTCACGTGTTGTATTAATTCTGGTGATGTTAAATCTGCCATAGTTTATTCTCCCATTTGAATAGAAGCTAATCTACCTTCTAAGAATTTAATAATCTTTTCAGATTTATCAAGATCCCTAGCTATAGATAAAAATCTAAATAGTGTAGCTTCTGATGTAGTCTTATTTACAGAACTTTGTAAGATAAAGAATTTACTATTTAACAGATTAATAATTTCCTCATCTGGTAATGTATTTGCTTTTTCTTCTTCTGTTGGTTCCCTTGGTCCTTGTCGTTTATATTCAATAAGAATTCCTAGTTCAAGATGACTTTTATTGTTTTTTGATCGTTTAAAAAATACATCTTCCTTTTCACTCCAGATGTCTATTATACATCCTTCTTCTGATTTTCTAGGGTCTCCCTCTAGAATTAATCCTTCTGGAGTATTATTCTCAGGATTTAATACTGTAACATAAACCTTACCTAAGATTGTTTTTATGTATGATTTTAAAGGTACTCCTTCTTGCATCATACTAAACACCCTTGCATCCATTGTATCTGCCATTAGCTAAATAATCCTTTCGTTTCTAATATATATCTACTATATAAGCCACTGTTCCTACGGCAGGAACAGCTCCAAAGCTATTTGTCCAAGTACCTGCCGCTGTAGTAGCTGAAATAGTTAATCGTGCTACTGCTGTAGCTCCGTTCTGTACCTGTACACCAGTTATAACCAAATCCGCAATAGCCGGAAATTGAAAAAGTCCAGGGAACGATGTTTCTAATGCTGAAATTACATCTTCAGCCGCTAAACTTGCATCTGTCCAATCCTGAACTACTAATACTGGAATTAAATGTGTTGGTTGTAATACAAAACCCATTCAAACCTCCTAAGATTTTATGGGGGAGATTTCTCTCCCCCTTATTTTTTACTTACTTTATGAAAGTCCGCCAATGACGTATAAGCCCTGAGCGTTCCAAATCATAAGACTGTACTGTTGCCATAATTCCATAAACCACTGTGGGGGTGTAGGACGCATGTCAGAGTATTGTTTAGTCTTTACGTCACCAAAGGTAACGAACTCACCAACATTCTCACCAATTACTAGAATCTTATCTGTTGGGATAAGAGGTTGATAATCTTCAAGATTGTCATAAATCTGATTTAGTGTTACTAGGGAAGTTCCGTAATAACGACCTAACATACCAGTCTGTCGAATTTCTTCAACTGCTGGATCACTTACTGCTGTTTTGGTTCCACTAGTGTCTGACCAGAAAGCTCCGAATTTTGTAATTGGAGTCATAGCCGCACGTGAACCTACAACTGCACGTACCCCGCCAGTTGTCTCGTTAATGCGATCAATAGCATCTTCAAGAGCAGTAGCAGTAATAGCTCCACCAACATTAATGAAATTGCTTGGGGTATTAACCGCTGTCCAAACAGTACTTAATGCAGTAAAGACTTTATTTTGCCAATGATCTTTTAATTTAGCCATCATCTCAGTACGAATTTCATCAACAGTACCGATTTCGCCATTTTCCATTTCCCACTCGTTCCATGTTGCTTTGACATCTGAACCATCTAGGACGTAGTTCACCCTATCTGATACAGTTATCTCATGTGCTAAGTGGATAGATCCTGGTACTAGAGTATGCACTTCAAGACCTTTACGAAGTTTCTTTACTAAAGAATCTCCTGGTTTGAGTGATCTAGAATTTAATAACATGCTCACGAAGTCTATAGTGATATGATTAGGTTGAATATATTCAACAATCATTTCCGCTAATGCCTGTCGATCTCCGCTTTTCATTAGTTCAGCTACCGCTTGATTAAGTTCTTTATTAGTATCCATTTTCATATCTCCTAATGTAATATCTTAAAGGTCAAGCGACCGTCTGAATAATATCGGTGTACTTCTGCCACAATTCCGCCAGCGTTGTATACTTGTAACTTACCCTTATCAGGATCAGTAAATGCAACTTCTAGCTGAGTTCCAGGAACTTCGATTGTAGCGGCGTAAACATAGCAACCAGAAGGTACAGTATAAAGACCTTCTCCGAAAGCTAATGCTCCTACACCTGATGGAATAGTCAGCCCTTCTTGAACACCAGGATGAGTTAGGTAAACAGTCGCAGAGAATGGTGCATTTGCGGCCTGATCCCAACCATATCTTAGTGCCCAATCGAAAGCGGGCTGAGGTTGGTATAGCGGGAGACTTCTATTATCTTGTTCAAAAGTGATAACGTATCTTGAACGTGCGGCTTCTGCGGCTGATGCAGGTAGTTTGGCTCCTGGAACATCTGTTAGAGAACCGTAATCACGGCTCGCTGTATGGGATGTTAAACAAACCATTCTTCCTTCAACAATTTCAGAAGTAGTCACTACGCCAAGGATAGTATCCCCGTAATGATTAATTTCCATAATTTAATCTCCTATTTTTAATTTGGATTCACGTAAAGCTTGGCCCAGTTCTTGTGGACTAAGATTTTTAGGTGATCCTGTTTTTAATACATTTGGAATCTTGATGTTTTTATTGCTGGCTTCAGCTGAAGCTAGAGTAGATACCATTTCTTGTATCATAAACTCTAAAGCTACATCATCTAGTCCTAGCAATAGTTCAGATTTTTCTTCCCAAAATTTCTCGTCTTTTTCCAAATTCGCTTCTTGAAACTTGTTTTTAATTTCAATTAGTCGTTTCTCTTTAGCTTCTGAAGCTTCTTTTTCTTCTTTAAATTTTCGTAAAGAATCTAATTCTGCTTCTTTTTCCTGCACAGATTGATTTAATTTGGAGACTTCATCTTTCAGATTAGAAACTTCTGATTTAAGTTGTTCTAATTCTTCCACGTTTTCCTCCTGATTATTTGTAGATGCCATAGCAATGAATGGAGTTCTACCAACATATGCAGGATTACTAACTACTGCTAACCCATGTAAAGAGACACCGTGAAATACTTCTACGTCATCTTCTTCTTTAGTGGATTGTTCATAAGAAAGCTCCCACGAAACGTTGGGAGGATTTTCCTCTAGATACATTTTCTTCAATAAATCAACTTCCTCAGGTCGTTCACGTTTCCATAAAGCCGCTAAAGCTATTAATTTATTTCCGAATTTACCTATTTGAGTAATAGTACCTATAGGTTTTCCCATCGCATCTTTATGATCAGATATCAATTTTTCAGCCATTTTTATAGGGGCAAAGATCCCTGTTTTGGCTAAATTATCAAACTCCTCAATAGGAATACGATGTTTATTTGCATTTGGCAGATCATCAGTAATTACTATTTTTGCCCATTGAAATCCAGGATTGAGGCTAATAGAAGCAAAAGCTTCTTTATCCTCAGCACTCTCTTCAACGAGTTCTAATTTGGTATCAATACGAATATCTGTCATTTCTACCTCATCTTTATTTTTTTAAATATTGCCGTATTTGCTCATATAAATTATACTACATTAACTATTTTAATGTATTATATTAGTCTTTTTTAGTCTCTTTCTTCTTTGTTTCTTCCTTTTTAGGGGATTCCTCTTTATTATTTCCCATATTTTCTTCTTGAATTGGATTTTCTATTTCATTGATAGAAGCTACTATTTTAGCGTCTTCTGTTCTTTGTTTAGATTCATCATCAAAGCTGTAACCAAAGGCTTTAGAATAAGTAGTATACGAGATGGCTTTTGAAGACAATAAAGCGTTCATTGTATTAACAAAGTCGTTCATTGAATGTAGATTAATTTTATCAAATCTTACGGTAGGAATATCTTTAAATCTGTTATAAACAGAAATATCTTTTATAATTCCTTTTATAATTTTTAGTAATTGTGTTTGCATATTCTCCATACTTTTTTGAGGAGAGAGGGTAGCAAATTCAGCATTGGATGTTTGTGTTTTTGCTGTTTCTCCTGTAGTAAGAATTCTAGGAAATCCTAGTCCGAAGAATATATCTTGATTAACCTCTGCATATTTTTCCTCGTTTAGAAGAGTTTCTACGTCTGGATATACCCAACTAACTTGTAATGTATGGTTAGCAAATAATTGGAATATTCTTTCCATGCTTTTACCTGCTGAATTTCTCCATGACATTTGCTGTCTAATATCGTCAAATACATCTTCTTCGCCTTCTACAACTGGATACTCATCGTTACCTAATTGAATTAATTGAATAGCTTCTATAACTCTTGAAGCAATAGAATAATCCATTCTTCTGATATTTCTTTTATGTTTTAGAGCTTCTAGGGCTGGATATAAATAAGGAGTAGGATAAGGAGAACCAGTAACAACTTTACGTCTTATAATTAGTTTATTATCTAATAGAACTTCTTTATTTCCAGATAAAACTTGTTCTACAAATTCTGGATAGTTTCTTAATAACTTTTCATATAAAGGAATATCTTTATTTCCATCAGGATACATACCTTTATTTTGAATAAAATATACTAATTCGTCCGGTAATACCACATAATAAGATGGATCATTTAGTACCATTGAATCTTTTATTTTTATAGTAGTTGGATCTCTAATCCACATATCACCTGGAATAGTTAATGACGGGTATTTCTTTATTCCTAAGTCCATCAACTGATCTTTAGTAGCTGATATATAATTTATCTCTGGAACTACCAAACCAGAAATTAAATACTCTAATGCACAATCTTCAATAAAAGATCTTAGTTTATCCTCTAGTCCTGTGAATATTCTAAATTCATTATCAGAAAGAGTTCCTTTATCAAAGACTATATTTGTAACTCCTATTTCTACCATTTTATTAATAACAGTTGATGCGATAGGATCGCGTCTATAATAGAATCTACAATCTTGGACTATACTTTCAAATTTATCTAAATCAAATATCTCTAATTTATCTATTTCCTCTGGTGCCCAATCAGTAGCTCCATTCCATGTTTTAACAAATGAATAGGATGCTTTGGCTAATTTTGTCATATTTTACCTCTTTAGTACCATTGTGACTTTGCCAACTTAACTTTAGTTGGTTTAAAATTTAATGTTTCATTTTGAAGATAATAAGCCAGAACTCCACATAACAAAGCAGAACTAAAGTGGTCTTCGCCTCTTTTCCCGCCTCTTTCAGTTAATGTTCTATATACTATATCCCCATTTAATGTTCTCGTATAAGTCATTCTTTCTAGTTCAGTAACCATTTCCAGATCAGTAGAACTATAGAGAATTTTATGATTTTGTGTGTAATCTTGTAAAACCCCTACGGAAAAAGGTTTTGTTTTATTTTTAATTTCGTTCCCTTGGGAATCAACTCCCATAACTATCTGAGAAGAGAAGTTAATAGGAATAATTCTTTTTCTAAAATCCTTATGTATGAAATCGTCATGTTCTTGTAATCTAGGTATAACCGCTTTACCTGCTGATCCTTCATCAATTCCTATAACGGATGGATTAAATTTAGAATCTAACCAATCTATAATTTTCTCCTGAATAAAGTAATTTACTTTATCTAGTCGTATTCTTCCATGAAATCTTAATCTACCAACATTGTCCATAAATAAAATAACTATCGCTGTAGGATCAGTAAATCCTAAATCTATTCCAAATAAACTTTTTTGATTTTTATCTGCCAGTCCAGGAAATATAGCTAACTTCTCTAAATAAGCAGACAGGTTATCAAATAATTTTGTACCATCTAATGTTAATTTATATACTGGATAATTGGAGATTTGCATGGTTCCTCTATCAAACAAAGAGAATACTGGTTTACCATGTTGTCCTAAAACAAGGTGCATGTAGTCATCAGACTCTTCTCCACCGTACATTTCAATAGCTTGTTGTCTATCCTTCTCACTAAATCTAGGATTCTGTAAGGCAGATATTCTATGTTTAGTATAAGATGAGTTCTCTCTATCTGCATGATATAATACATTTCCTTCTCGTAATCCAGTAGGAACACCGGAAACCAATAGCTTAAATCCAGGAGTGAATGTATTTATAGTTGGTTGTAGTTCAGTCCATGTTCCTTTAGGATAATAACCTGCTTCATCCACTACAGAGAATGGAGTATGCAAACCAATAACCGAAACACCAGTACCGGATTGTCCAGCTATTCTACATAGTAAAGAAGTATTATTTAGAAGCTTAATAATTAGATCAGAATGATTAACTCCTTTCTTAGCGTCAATGAAATTCTTTAGAAAAGAGTTTGTTCTTAGCTGTCTAACTAGATGGGTAAATACTGGCTCTGCTTGTGCTTTACCTGGAACATGATAATTAATATATTCTCCTGGATAAATATCATTTACCATTATCCATAATATAATATCAGTAATAGACAAGGTTTTACCTACCGCACGTCCACAGCATAAAGATACATAACTATCGAAATCACATATAAAATCTACCTGATAGTCATTATAATTAAAAGGTTCTTCCCATTCCATTTTATCTATATTTCTATAGAATTCTCCAAACAGAACGGGATGTCTTACTATCTCATAAAATATTAACTCTTCTTGAGTTATCTTTTCAATTAATGCCATAAATCCACATCATTTGATTAACAATAGAATAAAAAATACTAAAAATAACATCATAAGAAAACTAAACATTGCTTTATTAAACGTAAATTTTTTTCGTTTCATATTTATCCTACTTTACTGCTGTACAAAGCATATTAGATCCGCCGTCTGATTCTAAGCTCCATACAGTTAATCCTGCTTGTTTTAAATAAAATGTTAAAGATTCTGGAGATAACAAAGTGTAATGAGAATTCCATCTCCAGTCGTCTCCGCTCTTAGCAAAGTTGTTATCTTCTTGTCCTCCCATTATCCAATAAGAAGCACTAAAGTCAATAGGCATATTATTAATAATAGGTAGATCGTTCTTTAGCCAACGTTCTGCTAATAGCTTAGCATTAGGACATTGCATAAATATAGATCCA